TGCCAGCCGCCATGTCTCGAACACCTTATACCAATAGTACAGTTCCTCATCGGACGGCTTTGCCGTGCCGAGATCGTCGCACCACCAGTCCGGGAAACCCTGCAGCCTTGCGCACTCGGTCGGCGTGAGCCTGCGGACGATGTAGTACGGTTCTTCCGATATGGTCGGCGGGTCCTTGTAATCCGTAGCGACCAGCGTGTTCGCCACGTCCTCCTCGGCTTCCGTATGATAGGAATTCTTGCTTGTGGTATAGACGGGATGCGCCACCGCGCCCGGTCCCTTCGCCACCATCGTAGGCTCGACTTCCTCCTCGACCGCTATTCCGAACTGCGCGTTCTGCCCCATGTTATAGGTAGCTCTGTCGATGCCGTAAGCCACGCCGTGCTGCTCCGTGGCGTTCAGCGTAAAGCTGACATTGTCCTCGGAGTACCCGCTGCCCTTATGGGACGGTCTTGCGCCGTTGCCCTCAAGAGCCACCACAGCCATGCCGCCCTGGTTGCAGGACGGATTGCCGCCGTTCCCGTCAAGCGTCCGTGAAGTCTCCGCTTTGTATATACCGCTGTGCGGATTGGAGGACTTCATGGCATTGCTGTCCTTGGAGCAGATGCCGAACACGGTCGGCACGAAAAGCGTCTGGTCGTTGTTGCATCCGAGCGTAGCGGACTTATCGTCCTGGATGAGCGGTCCCTTGCCGCCGCCCTCGCAGCCGGAGCGAATCTTCAGCGTTTTCGGCGTCTCCACCACGAAGGGCTGATTATTGCCGCCCGTACCGAAGGTGGAAAGGACGGTCTGCGCCACATCGAGCGGTCCCGTGTACCTGGAATCCTGCGAGTGGTTCTCGAACACCAGCGGAGGATGATGGCTTTCCGCACGGAGCGTGTTCGTCACATCCTCGGTCAAGTCCATCCTCTGCCCGCCCTGGTCGTTCAGGCAGAAAGTGCCTGTCTCTCCAAAGCCCTCGCCAGCATCAGCGGCAGCTCCTTGCCACGCGCGGAAGCCCTCCGCAGAATACCCAGACACGCCTTCTGACTCAAATAGTATTTTTCCGGCACTCCCGCCTGCAAAATCTGCGACAAGGTAGATGCGTTTTCTTCTCTGGGGAACTCCCCAATACTGAGCGTCAAGCACTCTCCAGGCAACGGAGTAACCGTCTCCCACGATGCTTCCCGCGGGCTGCCACTTCTTAGGCGAAGGGACAGATACGGTTTCGTCTGCGATGCGGCAGACGCTTTCGAGGACACATCGGAAGTCCTCTCCCTTGTTTGAGGAGAATGCGCCTGGGACGTTCTCCCACACGATGTATCTTGGATATTTGCCATTGGTGGCACACCTCATTTCCTTGATGATTCGGACGGCTTCATAAAAAAGGCCGGAGCGGTTGCCGTCCAGCCCTTCGCGCTTGCCCGCGATGCTCATGTCCTGGCAAGGCGAACCGAAAGTGATGATATCCACAGGCTCGATGCTCCCGCCGTCCATCTTGGAAACATCGCCGTAGTGTTTCATCAAAGGCAGCCGTTTGGTGGTCACCCGAATAGGAAACGGCTCGATC